AACGCCGTGTTGAGACGGACGCTCGTGTAGTAGGTCTTGAGCGCGATGACCGTCTGGAGATCCAGAGGGTCGTTTTTGTCCGGGCCGGAGCTGATCAGCACCTTCGGGCTGTAGGGCGAGTCGCCGGTGAGGCTGGGCACGCCGAACGCCTGGTCGCCGAGCACGATGTTGGCCAGGAAAGGACGAGTCGAGGCATTGTAATCCCCGGCTGAGCCGATCGTGGTGGATGTGCTGGAACCGAAGGACAGGACGTTGTGGCTCAAGAGGGTCTTGATGCCGTAGTAGGTCCCGACCTCTCCCTTCAGGAGGGAATCGGTGTTGTTGTAGTGATGGGCCTGGATGTAGTCGTCGTCGTTGAGGACCGAGCGCGCGGTGCGCGGATCAGCCACCAGAACGTAACCACCCTTGATCGTCGGAGCCTTCTCCACCCGGAGCGCTGTGCAAGCGTCCAAGAGATCCAGCGCCGTGAAGGCCGAGTTGGCGGCCGAGGCGGCGATGAAGTTGGTGGAGTTGGTCCCGTTCTGCGCGTAGCGCGCGAAGGCAGCCTGTCCGGCCGTGCCTGTCCCATCGGTGTTATTGAGGGTCAGGATGCGGTGGACCAAGGTGTCCGCGTGGAGCGCGTGATCCTCGGAGAGCTGGGTCGTGGCCTGGCTCAACGAATCAAAAAGATTCGTGGCTTCGAGCAACGTGCTCAGCTTGACGAGGGAAGCGTACTGCTTCAGCGAGCCCGTCACGGTGGACAGGGTTAGCTGACGCTCGTTGCTTCCGGGGTTGGTGCCTTCCGAGGTGATCTCGACGATGTTCGAGATGCTCGGGTTGTCGTAGCGGAAAAAGGTGATTTCCTTGTTTCCGTTTTTGCGGGGCAGGGTGGCCTTGACGGCGAACTGCTCCATTTGAAGGATCGGGAGCTGCCGCTCCAGAAGCATTTTCGAGAAATACTTCTGGTAGCTGTCGCTGAGCGATCCAGAGGTGACTAGTGCCATGTGATGTTTCTCCTAATCGGCCTTATCCCGCCCGGTCGAATTCCTGTGCCGCATTGCGGAGGTATTCGCCCTGCTCCTTGAGGTTCATGTCCTCAAATCGCTTTTTGGCCGCCGGCGTGGCCGGCGCTCCCACGGCGGGTTGGAGCCGTTTTTTGAACTCCGCGTTTTCTTTGCGGAGTTTTTCGACCTCGTCCTTCAAGCCGGTTGAGTCCTCCGCTTGGAGTTCAAGCGTTGCGACTCTAACCGCGTCCACGATGCCCAGCGGATAGGACCGCAGGACCGCGTTGGTTTTCAGCAGTTCGGAGACTTTTTTGTGGAGCTTGGACTCGGCGTCCTTGAGCTCCGGGTGCTTGTCGGCCATGGAGACCAGGTTGTCGTTCCACGCCTTCTCGCTCTGTTCGCGGAAACGGCGCTCGGACTCCTGCTTCTCCTCAGTCTCGATCTTGGCCGCCTTCTCCTCGGCGGCCTTGGCCAGGTCCTCCCGGCCTTCCTCGCGGAAACCCTTGGCGGCCTCCCGGTAGTCGGCGGCGTCAAACCGCTTTTCCACCTTCTGTCCCCGGGCCTCTTCGCGCTCCCGAAGGAACGCCTGCCGCTCGGACTCGAGCCTTTCGCGCTCGGCCTTTTGGCGGGCCTTCTCCTCCTGAATGGCTTCCCACTCCTTTTGCTGGCGGGACTTGGCCTTCTCGAACTTGCTGGGCTGTTTTTCCTCCGCGGGCTTCTCCCCGGAAGACTCAGCCGGCTTGCTGGATTCGGTCGTTGTTAAAGAACTTTGAGCCTCGTCCGTTTGGTCCGAGGAAACTGCCTCGGCGTCCGTGCTCTTGGTTTCGGTGGTGGTTGACTCAGCCGCGGGTTGCTGATCGATAGACTCCGCTTGCTTCGGTTCGGGCGTCCCTCCGGTTTCGGTTTTGGTCTCGGCCGGGATCAACCCGTCCTCGATCATTGCCAGTTTCCGCAGTTCCGCCCCTTCTTCTGCCAGTGTCGCCCCCATGCTGCCCCCTTTACTCCTGCACCATGGCGGTCAGCGGCCACGGCCGGGAATTCGACGAGATTTGTTACTCCGCGGGACCCTCCTCGTCACCCCCTCCCGCGGGATGGGCCGCCCCGACTCCAAGGGAGTCAATCACGGCCACTGCTGCCCGAAACCCTACTGCGAACCCGCATGCTGTCAAATTAGCCTTGGCCACGGCGGTCGCGTCCTGCCGGATGGTCATATTCCTGAGGATTGCCGCCATCCGCACGCCGGAAGGGGATCGCATAAACGCGGTCAATGCCTTGGCGTCGTCTTCCTCCCACCTGGGTTCATCCACCCATGAGACATGACGCGCCGCGTTATAGCAGAAGCGCAGCCAGCGGATCATATGCCCGGCTCCAGACAGACGCAGGGGACGTGGGCGGATTTGAGCCGCCGGTGAAAAACCCAGAACGGCACCAACCGCTCAAGAAGGAGGGCGGGAACGCGCTCGTGCTTGGGATCGGACATCAGTTCCTTGAAATCGGAATCGTTCATCAGGATACGGATGACGTTGAGCGCAACGTGGGTGAATTCGGCGAAGATCTCGTGCCGGCAGACCATGAGGCTGGCCCATACATGCGCGTTATTGTGCTCATAGAAGCCGAGGCTGGAACCCATCCCGAGACCCGCAAGGACATCCGTAAACATGCGGAAGGCCGCGGTCGGACCGAAAATTCCCCACTGCTCACGGTAGTTGACCTCGAGCGTGAACGGCCGGTACTGGATGACGTCGTGGCTTTTGAGGATGTCCAGGGCCGCATCGGCCTGACGCGGATCGGTCAGCATGTGGGCGTTGTCCTCGACGGGGCCGGGATAGATCTTGGCCGGCTTGACCCGGTGCTGGTTGGTGAAGACGGGCCGGCGGCGGTACTGGCAGACCCCGACGTGGACGGCATCCCGGTTCCTGGCCACATGGGCAAAGCTGTCGAACTCGTCCAGCCGGACGCCGGGCATGGCCGGCGGGACCAGGGTCGATCCCGGGACCTCCCGGTTGGCCAGCACGGGCTGCCAGTCCCCGGGCCGGTCGGCCAGAGGTTTGTGGGTGTGGACGTAAAGCAGAATGTCCCTCATGGCAGATATTTGTTTTTACAGAACAGGGAGAGGCCGTGACGAAAGGGCAGGCTCGGGCCGTGGACGGACTGGTCCGTGTGGGCATGGAACGGGCTCCACTCGTGATCGACGAGCCAGTTTGAAAAGACGCGCTCCAGCGGCTGGTGACGAACGCCATCGGGGTGAAGGTTGGTGTCGTGGACGGCCAGCACGGTCCGGGCGTTGATCTTCTTGGCGTAGGACATTTTGTTGGTGAAGCGTTGCTGGGCATCGAGGTCGTGGCTGTCAAAGAAGACGAGCCCGATCTCCGCGGGGATCCGGTCTGGATCGATGTTGCCGGCGCTGTCCCCGATGAAGGTGAAACCGGGAGCGCGGAAGCCCTGATCGCATACGTCGATCCCGATAACCTGGCCGCCATGGGGGCGGACGGCCTCCAGGAAGTTTCTGGTCGAGTAGCCGCTCTGGACGCCGATCTCGACAACCAGACCGACACGCATCACCCGGCAGAGCGCGTACAAAAGAAGGGCCTCGTCGTCCTGGACGGGGCCAATAACTTTCTGATCCGGCTCCTGGGTAAGGTGGGCAAGGTCGTACTTCATTCGGCTCCGCGCTTTTTGCATTCGGCCCGTTCGGCCTCGGTCTGTTTGGCCCGCTTAAGAATATCCTCGCCCTTTTCGCCGACGGGCAGAAGCAGCACGGCCTCGCTGGAGGGGCCGTAAATTTTATCGAGGGAGGTTTCGGTGCAGGTGAAGCGCACCTCGCGGTGCGTCACACCGCCATGGCAGGCCCGGGCATCGGGGCCGGCGGGAGCTGTCCTGGCTGGCCGGGGAGGGCCTGCATCTGCTGGCTCTCCTGGGCCTTGGCCATCTTTTTAAGCTGGGCGGTGATGGCCCGGGCGGTGTTCGGATCGACCTGCTCGAGGGCCTGCAAATGTTGCTGGACGTGCTGGGCAATGGCCTGGCCGGCAGCCGGATCGACCGGTCGGAACCCGTTCTGAGCGGCTTGCTGAAAATCGAAAAGCACCTCGAGGTGGGCACGGTGATCGTCGGTCGGCTTAATGGCGATCGGGAAGGCGGTCGAGAGCATGGCGGCCAGTTCCTTGGCCTGCTCTTCGCGCTGGTCCTGCTGGTTTAACTGCGGATCCTGCACCAGCCGGCGGACGAGGCTTGGGTCATCGAGCTCGAGGACGGACTTGACCAGCTCGGCCTGATTGATGAAAGGCGACTGTCCCAAGAGCTGCATCCGGGCCACGGCCTTCTGGAGCTGGAATTGCCGGGTCTGAAAATCGTATCCGCCCTTGGGCATGATCGAGTACTGCTCGTGCATGGCGTCGGGCGGTACGGAGCCCAAATCCTCGGCGTAGCGGAAAGTCAGGTCCTTTTTGTCGTACTGGGTATAGATCGACCAGCACTGCCGAAAGAGGCGGCCCAGGCTCATTCTGAAAATTCGGTTACGCAGGTCCGACCCGGCGGCCCCGGTGTTGACCAGGGCCTGAATCTCGGTGGCGGTCTTGCGCGAGCTGGACGGGTCGCTCGGGTTGTTGCCGATGCCGAAATCCACGGTGCCGACACGCTGCTCGGCCTCTGACCGCTCCTCGTACATAACGCGCATGAAATCGATGGGCGGACCGGTCATAATGACTGGCTTGATGCCCTGGGGCAGGATCTGCCCGGGCTGCATCCGCATGTTGGCGGTGTTGAGCGAAACGGGATTCTCGGCCTGGAACAGCGGCCGGTTGGCTAGCTCCAAGAAATCCATCAGCCCATTTTTGAGCTTGGCCAGGCTGGCCTCGTTGGCGGCGAGGATCTCGGCCACGCCCCGGGCGGAATAGAATCCGCCGTTAACCAGCTCGTAGCTGAAATCGGAAAACGGGCACATGCCGTGCCGGTATGGCAGGATGAAATCCTCGCGCACGGGCTTTTCGGGCTGGAGGGGGCTGTAGGTGCGCACGATCCACTCGCCGTCCTGGTTCTTGGTATAGACCTCCCAGAGCACGATCCGGTCCTGGCGGTCCTCGTAGGTCAGCCCCTCGCGCTGGAAAACGGTCTGCTCCTTCTCAGTGTTGATGCCCTCAAACTTGGTCCCGCGACCCGTGATCGTCTTGATAAAGTCTTCGTCCTGCTCGTAAGCCTCGTTCCTTTTGTACTGCTCGACGCTTTGCACCATGACGTGAACCAGGTAGTCGGCCTCGTCGAGGTTGGTCGTGTAGTCGGGAACGATGAAGCGGGTCGGGTCGATGGCCTGGAAAACGATCTGCTTTTTGTTTTCGTCCCAGACGGCCTTGAGCACCGAGCGACCGTAGAGAAGCATGTCGTCGATCAGCCGGACGATCTCCTCCTGGAAATTGGTCTTTTCCCGGATCTTGAAATCAAAGAACCGCTCGGCCGTGACGGTGAGGGGGGTGAGCTGTTGCCGCATCGGGACAAAGCCGGCAACGGTGTCGTTGCCCAGGGCCGAGTTGACGTAGTTGGGTTTTAACCGCTCGATGACCCGGTCGATCAGGGCGACATGCAGGTCGGCCGCGGTCGGCCACGGCTTGACCTTGCGGCGCAGGCCGAAGGTGCGCATTTCATAGAACTGCCTCTGCCGGCTGTCCCAGGTCTGCCGGCGGGTCAGGTCGTCGATGATGCGGCCGTGGATGTCCTTAAAGTTGTCGTTATCTTTCGCCATAGCCCCTTACCCGAGCCTCGTATTCGAGGTCGTTGACGGTGTGGACGGCGTCGTAGGCCCAAGCCTTGACGTCGTCGCTGGATTGCAAAACTTTTTCAAAGCGCGGGTCGTTGAGAAGGCGGTCGGCGTTACCGACCGTCCGAACTACCGGAGGTCTGACGGTTGCGCAGCCACCAAGTGTGAGGACCAAAGCGGTCGTCAATGCGGCCGCGAGCTTCCCACCATTCCGTCCGGGCCGAGGACTCCTCACGCTGCCGCCTGGTGGGGAAGCGGTCGGCGATCTTGGCCAGAATCGTCAGGAGGGCGGAAATCCACGCGAACACTTTTTATTTTTCGATGTGGAGCCCGACGC